CGTTAAGCTAGGTGTTTCATCTAGGGGTTCAGGTAATGTATCAGAAGACGGAAGTAATGAAGTTTCTGATTTTGAAATAATCACTGTGGACGTAGTGGCTCAGCCTAGCGCCCCTGGTGCTTATCCAACACCGATTTACGAGCATCTAATGAACGCTCGCGGAGGATACAAGGCTTACGAACTTGCACAGGCAACAAAACACGACTCTAAGGCACAGAAATACTTAAAAGAATCTCTGATCAATATGATCAGTAGACTCCAATAACAGGAGAAGCAAATGATAGATGCACTAAAAACACTTTTCGAAAACGATGTTGTTTCAGAAGAAGTGCGTCACGAAATTGAAGAGGCTTGGAACAGCAAGGTGAAAGAAAATCGCCAGGCTGCAACTGCTGAGCTACGCGAAGAGTTCGCTCAAAAGTACGAGCACGACAAACAAACAATGGTGGAAGCCATTGACACTATGTTGTCAGAACGCCTAGCAACTGAAATTGAAGAATTTGCAGAAGATCGTAAGCAATTAGCCGAAGCGAAAGCCAAATATGCTATAGCAATGCGTGAAAATGCAGATTTACTTAAGAACTTTGTCGTAGGACAACTTTCTAAAGAAGTTTCAGAACTTCATGAAGACCAGAAAGGCATGGCTGACAAGTTCAAAATGCTCGAGGAATTCATCGTTGAAGCACTATCGAAAGAAATCGCAGAGTTTAACGAAGACAAAAAAGATTTAGCCGAAACGAAAGTCCGCTTAATTCGTGAAGCTAAAACGCAATTTGAAAAAGTTCGTAAGGACTTTATTGCAAAATCTGCAGGCAAAGTATCTACTATTGTTGAGAACACTCTTAACAATGAAATTGGACAACTTAAAGAAGATATTGAATCTGCACGTAAAAATGACTTTGGTCGCAAATTGTTTGAAGCATTTGCTGCTGAATACAGCAACAGCTACCTCAACGAAAAATCAGAAACTGCGAAGTTAATGAAACTTGTTGATGTAAAAGACAAACAAATAGCAGAAGCAAAAGCAGAAGCAAAAGAAGCTAAAACTATTGTGGAGAGCAAAGATCATGAAATCAAACGTATAGTTGAAACAACTACACGTGAGAAAACAATTAATGAGCTTATTGAGCCTTTAAACAAGGCGCAAAAAGAAATCATGATAGACTTACTGGAATCAGTTCAAACACAGAAATTAAAATCAGCGTTTGACAAGTACATCCCGGCAGTTATTGACGGTAACACTCCAGCTAAAAAGGCAAAACTAACAGAAGGCACAGAGATAACAGGCAATAGAAATGAAACCAGTAAACAAGCTGACAACAGCGATAATGTATTAGACATTCGCCGTTTAGCTGGACTTAAATAAGGAGAAAAAAATGTCAGAACTACTAGAAAGTCGCTGGCAGGATACAAAATCAGCACTTCTTGAAGGCCTACAAGGCAACAAGAAAAGTGTAATGGCTTCAACCCTAGAAAATACTAGAAAGTATTTGGCTGAAACCGCTACTGCTGGTGCTACATCTGCCGGTAACGTTGCAACTCTTAACAGAGTTATTTTACCAGTTATCAGACGTGTTATGCCAACCGTCATTGCTAACGAAATCGTTGGTGTACAACCGATGACTGGACCCGTGGGACAAATCCACACATTAAGAGTTAGATACTCAGACACAGTAGGTACAGGTGCTTCAGGCGCAACTGCTGGTGAAGAGGCTCTATCTCCATTCAAGATTGCTGAAGCATATTCAGGTAACGCAACATCAGGTAAAGCTGATGCAACTGCTGCACTTGAAGGTTCAGCTGGTAACAGATTATCAATTCAAATCTTGAAACAAACTGTAGAAGCAAAAACTAGAAAGCTATCAGCTCGCTGGACTTTTGAATCTGCACAGGACGCACAGTCACAACACGGTATTGATGTTGAAGCAGAAATTATGGCTGCTTTAGCACAAGAAATTACAGCTGAAATCGACCAAGAAGTATTAGGTTCACTTGCATCACTTGCAGGTACTGGTACTGACACTTACGACCAAGCTGCTGTTTCAGGTACTGCTACTTTTGTTGGCGACGAACATGCTGCTTTAGCTGTTCTAGTTAACAGAGCTGCAAACAGAATTGCACAGCGTACAAGACGTGGTGCTGGTAACTGGGCTGTTGTTTCACCTGCAATGCTTACTGTATTACAGTCAGCTACAACTTCAGCGTTCGCAAGAACAACTGAAGGTGCATTTGAAGCACCTACAAACACTAAGTTTGTTGGAACACTTAATAACGCAATGCGTGTATATGTTAACACATATGCAGCTGATGATGATGTACTTGTTGGTTACAAAGGTTCATCTGAATCAGACGCGGCAGCGTTCTACTGCCCATACATTCCATTAATGTCAAGTGGCGTTGTACTTGACCCATCATCTTTCGAACCAGTTGTGTCTTTCATGACTAGATACGGATATGTTGAGTTAAGCAACACTGCTTCATCTCTTGGTAATGCAGCGGACTACGTTGAAAAAGTTGAAGTTACTTCAGGTAACTTATCTTTTAGCTAAGTTTAAACTTAGAATTACTAAAAAGGGCGGCTTATGTCGCCCTTTTTTATTGGTTAAATTTTCTGGTTGACTTCTTGTTTCAAATAAGGTATAAACACTAAATAACCTTTAATTTATGAAACATAAACATTTAATAATACGTGCTGAAGTAAGTAATGCTCCTAGATACGAACAAAATATTATTGATTGGACAAAACATTTAATTGAAGACATTGGCATGAAAATCTTGCTAGGTCCGTATGCAACGTATTGTGATAAAGTTGGAAACAAAGGATTTACTTGTGCTACAATTATAGAAACTTCACATGTAGTATTGCACACTTGGGACGAAAAACGTCCTACTCTTGTACAACTAGATGTTTATACTTGTAGTGAATTAGATCCAAAGACAGTATTTGATGCACTAGATAAATGGGATCCAATTAAAATAGATTACAAATATTTAGATAGAGAATCTAACTTAACTGAAGTATTAGAGACTAAATAATTATACAACGTTCAGGCAATTAGCCCGGAAGTAGCATTAGCGAAGGAACGCACTTAACTTTAACGAGGAGAGTGTTATGAATCACAAAGACTTCGAACTAGCTCGCAAAAAACGAAAGACGGAATTATCCCATAAAGCGATTATACGCAAAATGGCTGAAAACCGCTTGTCTAGACCTAGAGCTGAAAAGAACATACTTAGTACAGACCCTAGATTACAAAAAATTTAATATTTTGGTAAAAAAAAGGTTGACTTTATATATAAAGTCTGTTATATTAAGTACATAAGCAACAAAAAAGTAATTAATTTTTGTTTATAGTGCAAGGAAGAGGCCTTTACCAGAAGGGTCGAACTTGACTAGTTAGGGGTGGTACCCAGGTTCAAGGTTGAGAGACTGAGGATCACATTGCTCTACCGAGCGGAACTAGGTTGTGCGTGATAGAATGGTATTCTGTGTACGTGCTTGTAGGTATAACCGAGTCCTACCTATTTTGCTTATTTTTTTAAGGTGTACAAGTTTACTTGTATGCCTTTTCTCTTTTATGATAAATACTTGTGTCAGATAGTGTGCCGCAAGGCGGACTTATGCTGTACCCACAGCGTAGCTCATAGAACGGGCATAGGACTACTATTATAGGAGAAAACAATGGGAAGACCACTTAATAAAAGATTGTTTGGAACGCCAACAGCGGCAGGCAATGAAATCAAAGTAAACTTTCACAACGGCACAGGCGTTAAAGAAGGTTATATCGTAAAGCAAAAAGGCTCAAAGAAATTTGTATGTGAAGAAATTGAAACAGCAGGCGAATTTACTTGTACACTAACAACTGGTAAATTACCAGCGGCATTAGCGGCAGGCGAAATGGCTATTTCATTCAAAATGGATGATGCAGAAACTTACACAGTAAGTAAAATTTCTGGACGTAAAGCAACTTTATCTGCTCCAAGTGGTACAGGTACTAACCTGTATGACGGACAAAGTGTTCCGTGGAACTTTAGCACAAGTACTTCAGATGGTGCTGCACAAGTTGAAGAAGCTGGTGATGATAACACATTATCAGGTACAGACGATACAGACTTCACAGAAGACGCATAAGGACTAAACTATGTCTAAGATTGTAAGAGTAACAGACGATAACTATAAAATTATTGTTCAAAACGGTGGTACTATCACTTTAGATACTACTGACGATGCAAACGATGATACCGGAGAAGTTGTCATCACAGGTGACTTAACTGTACGTGGTGTTACTACAACAGTTGAATCAACAGTTACTACAATCAAAGATAATATTATTACACTAAATGCAGGTGAATCCGGCACCGGCATTAGTGGATCCTTAAATCAACAAGCAGGTATTGAAGTTGACAGAGGCACATTGTCTAAAGGTAGATGGGTGTGGGACGATAGTATAAGTTGGAGTGCAGGAGGAGACAATGGTGTAGGTTTATGGACATCAATGGACTTCGGTGAATCACTTCATCCAATTAGAACAAATGGTATATGGAATGACAATAGCATTTATTTTAATCCTGGTACTACAGGAACACTAAGTGTAACTAATACACCAGACTACGAAGAACAACTTTTCACATATGTTGGCGGAAACATTGTAGACGGCGGCGGAGGTGTTGTTAGAGATGACGACAATATTCCTAATGTAAAAGCTGTAGTAGATTATGTAGCATTTTCTCAATCTAATCTTTTTCAAGCTAGAATTGAAGATGGAACTAGTACAAAAACATTTGTTGAAGCAAAAGATTTTGAAACTACAGGCCAAGAAAGTAAAATTGAATTAGGTATAGATGGTAACAGTGTTTTTAATATATTCAATAACAGAACAGAATTACACAATATACAAATTAATGAAAATCAGATATCAACATTAAATGATGACAGTACTAACCAAGACTTGGTTTTGAGTGCTGGAGGTTCAGGTAATGTCAGAATAGATGACGGGTTAATAGTAACAGCAACACCTTTCCAAGCAGATGATGCAAGTGCGCCTGGCAGTAATGCACCAGACGAGGGTGTAAAACTTTATGGCGATACCGAAAGCACAGGTAATACTGGCCTGTACTTTGTAAATAGTAACAGTACTAACGATGAAATAATAAGTAACAACAGAGCTCTTGTTTACGGAATGCTCTTTTAAGGAAATATAATGGCAATAGCACAACAACAAGTATTAACAACACAAAATAACATAGTAACTGTGCCTGCTGGAAAAAGATACGCCATTACAAACATATTAGTTTGTAATACATATGATCCTAATGCGGGCGATGCAGCAAGTAACTCTGCAAGTTTTGATTTATCTCTTCTTCCTAACGGAGAAGCTCTTGACGGATTAATCCATAGAGTTGTTAGAGAATTAAATCTGCCAGCAGGAGAAACATTTACTTTTGATACAGAAAGAATAGTATTAGAAGCAGGAGATGCAGTAATTTTAATTGGGCAACCTGATATAGGATCCAATAAAACAAACTTAGCTGCAACAGTCAGTTATTTGGAAGTTTAACAATGAGATTGCTTAAGGCACAAAATACAAACTTACGTAATATATACGGCAAAGGTGTTAGATACGATACTGATCAACAAGTGGTATTAGATAGTACTAATAGCATGTTAGTCAGTAAAGGCACAACAGCACAACGTCCTAGTTCACCAGCAAACGGACATATGCGTTATAATACAGACGTTGACGAATTTGAATTTTATCAAGACAGTCAGTGGCGCAAAGTAAGGTATAAAGAAGCCAATGCAATTACACAACAAAATGTAGGTAGTGGAGATGCTGTAGAAACATTGTTTGGTCCACTTGATAACAGCGATACAGATTTTCCTAATCCTGCATCAGCG